TTTAGTTAGATAAAAAATAGTTTTACCTCCCCACTCAGGTTTCCATTTTTTAACCTCACTGTTTACAAAATTAGAATAAACTAAAAATGTATATCCATCACCAGAAGAGTCATCTTGGTGAGCAGCACCTTGAGTTCCAAACACATGACCATTAGCATAACATCTATCTAATACCCAAAACCTACCAGTCAAAACACACACTCTTTTGAATAGATGTTCTGTAAAAAATGGTTCTTCCATAAGATCGTTATGAAAGAATGGAGTAGATGGTGCATTAGGATTTGAGATGTTACCATATGACCAATTTGGATACCTCATGTAATCTGTTAATTCCATGAAGTCTTCTCGAGGAAAAACATTTTCAAAGGTCTTAATCTCAGACCTATCCCAAACCATCTTTTTCATAAGATGCAAGCAACTAGAGAATATCTACCACACTTTGTATTCTTAGCATCAAACGTAGCACTATGCCATCTATTACCTCTATACATGGACATAGAGTTAAAAGTAGAAGGCATAAAATAATATCTTTTATAAAAGTGATCTCCTTCAAAATGAGTCCATTCATCATCACCATTTTTAGGAGTCATCATTCCAATAACTTTATCTGCCTCCTCAGGATCTGATATTTCATATTGATAATTTTCTACTAGTCCATCAGTATATGCAGTTCTAAATTTATCTCCAGCAGACATGATATCAGACATCGAATAAAAATCTTTACCAGTTTCTTTATCAGTATATTTAAAGAAAGAAGTTCCATGCTGTTCAGATTCGGTTAGAAAAATGTTAGCAGCATATGAAAATGGATCTACATGTGGTAGAAAATTTTTATTGAAAGAACGCATTCCTTTATAATAAAAATTAGAATAATATTTCCAACTAATATCTTTCTCTCTATACTTAAGAAATCTCATTTGTTTACAGAGATGCCAGAGTTGGTACCCCAAGAAAGTCATGAAAGCTCTTTCTATTGGTTGCTGTAATCCAGGAGACTTACTACCACTGAAAGATAACTCTTCCATTGAACTTTTCTCTTTATTTTCTGCAGGAAAATTACGCATGAAATCTCTTAGATCAAGAGGTCTTTTCATAATATTATTAACTTTCATACATTTAAGACCTTCTACAGTCTTAATATCAATTTCCATATCCTCGATTTGGTTCACTTCTGTGATCGCCATCAATTCTTTAGTTGAATATGTAGAAAAATTTTCTAGTTCAAGTTCTGGAATATCAAAAATTGTCTTCTTCAATTTCATTACCATCTAACTCTTTTGGTTTTGGTGGAGTATTCATAAGAACATTTAAAAAGTAGAAATCACCACCACCTTTATACTCGTGGTTTACAAAGATAGTTCCTTTATGAAGAATCAATCTATTTTTCTTCGCTTCAATAAATCTAGATCTATCAAAATGTTCATTACCATCAAAGTGTTCGTAAGCTACTGTTTCTTTTGTGCATACGGCATTTTCGTTTAACCATTGACTAACATTAGATTTTACTTCTTGATCTTCTATATCTAAAAGATCTTCAACACTAGCAAATCTTTGTCCGTCCCAATCAATATCCCAAAGAGAAACACCACATCCCTCAGGTGGATCATTGAGAATAAGAGTAGCATGAAAATCAAAGTTACCTAGGTTAGGTAAATTTGCATTCTTACTTACAATCATACTATCGTGAAAAACTCTACCTTGCACTGAACAAAGGTTTGGAAGTCTTCGTAAAAAATCAATTTTTCCTTGTTCAGAAATGTTAGCATCTAAATCATGTGGAATGAATTCACATTCAATAAATGATTTATAACATGCAAACAGTAGTGGAGTAAAATAATGTGTTGGTAACAACTGAGTGATACCAGGCATTTTGAATCCTTGAAGAAACTCACCAAATTCTTTATGTGATGCTTCTACAAGTTTTTCTCTAGCGTCTGCAGGGTAACTTTCCATTACCTCTCTTAGTGCATCAACCTTTTCGATAAAATTATCAATGACTGCATAGTCACCATAGTCCTCAATGTCTGCTGTAGAAACAATACTTCCTAGGATATCTTCCCAGTCTGGTTGCAGGATCTTATCACGAAGACCCTGACTAATAATTAAATCACTCATTATGAATCAAATGCATTAGGGTCAGCAGACTCGTTAGCAATTGCTGCTCCATCTGGACCAGCTTCATTAGGCATTGTAACAATAGTCTTAGAAAGATCAGGTGTAATTTCTTTTGTAAAGTTTTCTTGATGATGTGCGAGAACTGAGAAGTAAAGTTCTAGAGTATCAGGACTTGGTTCATAGATAACACGAACATATTCTTTTACAAAATCAAATTCTCTACTATCAGAAAGAGGTGCCCAATAATTAAAGTCAACTCTTCCTTGTTTAGCATTACCAACTGCTCCATCTACCTCAGGGTCAACGTCAGCAGCTTCCCACACAAGGTTAGCAACGTATGGGTCTTTTACCCTATAACCTAAAAATTCTTGTTTTTGTTTATCATGTACTTCTTGTACATCAGCGATGACGGTTTCGCCACCTTCGATTATCAATGCTTTGACGCTCATTATTCCTCTTCGGTAATACAGACATTATACAGCATAACTCATCAATGCGCAATAGGATAAATAATGTTATACTGTCCTTATTTATTGTAACACAAAATGGGTGAAATTACGGAAAACCTCCCTGAGGGAATGGAACATCGCTTTGCTGTAGGCGACGAACTAGAAGAACTTCGTCGTGGAGGTGGAGATTGGGGAGATGCAGAAGTCGTAGAAATTGATAGAACGGGGTATGGTAAATCTTTAGATGAACTACCTTTGTATGACGTTGTACGAGAGATCGAAGAGAAGTGGGATCCTATGAAATACCACATGGTAATTGATGCAATGCTTACAGCGGATTCTGAAGATGAGTTAGAAGCAATGCATAATCTATCTGATAACCAACTTCTAATGGATAAAATTCCAGAAGGACCGAATGGAGGTATTACTTGGTACTGTGAATTTGGTGGACATAAGAGATTATTTGATACTCTTGCTGCAGCAAGACACTGGTTTCTACACGAAATTAAGGTAGAAGAAAAGAAATAACCTAAATACCTCTAGGAGAATATGGGGTATTTTTTGTGGCGCAACCAGCAAGCAGACAAGAACTGAGAGACTACTGTTTGAGACAGTTGGGTGCTCCCGTGCTTGAAATCAATTTAGATGATGATCAGATTGATGACGCAATTGACGATGCACTACAGTATTTTAGAGAAAGACATTTTAATGGTGCTGAGAAAATGTATCTCAAGCACGAGTTTACTGACGACGATGTAACAAGGTTTACAACAGCAAACGAAACTGTTACTACTTCTGCTCCAGATGCAGCGACTTGGGAAAATAGAAAGAACTACTTAGAGATTCCAGAACATGTATTTGGTATCTCTAAAGTATATGGTATTAGTTCTAACTTTGTAAGGAACAGTCTTTTCGGTCTTAACAACCAATATTATTTGATGGATTTGTTCTCATATACATCAGGAACAGGTCTTGCTTTTGGTGGTGTTGATATGGTCAACTACTACATGGTAAAGCAACACTTTGAAACTATTGATATGATTATCAATACTGGTTCTTTAGTTCAATTCAGATTCAACACTAGACAAGATCGTTTGTATATTGATATTGATCCAAATAGAGTAACTAAAGATCAATGGTTACTTATAGAATGTTACAGAGCTCTAGACCCATCTACATTTACAGAAGTCTTTAATGATTTGTTTGTTAAAAAATATGCTACTGCCCTTATGAAGAGATCTTGGGGACAGAACCTAATTAAGTTCAATGGTGTAACACTTCCAGGTGGTGTATCAATGAACGGAAGACAATTATATGAAGATGCTTTAGGTGAGATAGCAGCACTAATGGAAGATTCTATCAGCACATACGAACTACCACCACTTGATATGATCGGATGAAAAAAGTTTACTTTCCTCAGCACGGTGGTAAGACTACCGAACAGAATCTAGTACAAGATTTGGTTGACGAACAAATCAAATTGTTTGGTACTGATTGTTTCTATGTCCCTAGAACTATGCTAAGGGATAAGACTTTGGGTGAAGTCATTTACTCAGAGTTCAATCAGTCTTATATGATTGAAATGTTACTAATTAACGTTGAGGGATTTGGATCTCCTGTAGATTTTGTTAGTAAGTTTGGTGTAAGAATTAGTGATGAAATTCAATTCGTCATGTCTAGAAGGAGATGGGAACAGTCTTTAGTTCCTGCTTTAAATCTTACTATTTCACAGAGACCTAATGAAGGAGATTTAATTTACTATCCTTTGACTGGTAACGCATATGAAATTAAGTTTGTAGAAAGAGAGGTACCATTTTATCCATTAGGAGATCTTTACTTCTATACACTCACTGCTGAGATATACGAGCAGGGTGATGATGAGTTTGATACTGGTATTGCAGAGATTGACGCTATTGAATTAGATCACTCTGTAATGACTACATTGAATCTCAGCAATTTACAATCAACTGCTACTGCTACTAGTACAATTGATCAAGGTTCAGTAAATAATATTGTTATAGGTGCTGGTGGTTCTGGTTACATGACTGCTCCTAATATAACAATATCACAACCACCCGACGTTGCTGGAGGAGATATACCTGCAACTGCTACAACAACTATCTACAACGGTGTTGTAAATGCTATTACTATTACAAATGCTGGTAGTGGATATACAACTGCACCTACAGTTACAATAGATGGTCCACAAACTGCTAAAGATTTTATTGCGAGAGAGCATGTTGTAGCAGGAAACTATAATGATCAAGGTGGTAATAGATCTTGGACCTCTGATGGAACAGGTAAAATCTATGTGGATCACAGTGGATCATTTGATCCTGTATTTGCAACTACAACTTTAGTCAAGTATTTCTATTGGTATTTTGAAGATGAAAGACTAAGGTATCGTTACACATATAACGGAACGACTGCAACT